TATGTCAAGAGCAAAACAAGTCAAATCTCTGTTTCGTATGGTAACACCACATCTATCATTAAAAGATATTCCTATGATTGTGGTAAATCATACATACAAAGAAATCGGAATGTTCCCCAAAGATATTGTTGGTGGGGGTACGGGTTCTTACTATTCTGCTGATAACATTTTTATTATCGGAAGACAACAGGAAAAAGATGGTAAGGAACTGGTTGGTTATGACTTCATAATCAACGTGGAGAAGTCACGCTATGTCAAGGAAAAATCTAAAATACCTATTACTGTTTCTTTTGATGGTGGTCTTAGTAAGTGGTCTGGTTTGTTGGAACTGGCCCTCGAATCAGGACATGTTGTTAAACCCTCTAATGGATGGTACTCTAAAGTCAATATTGAAACAGGTGAAGTAGAAGAAAAGAAGTGTAGAGAAAAAGATACCGATACTAAAGAATTCTGGTCGTCTATTTTAAAAGACAAAACGTTCTCGACATTTATTGAGAACAAATACAGAGTTTCATCTGGTAGTATTATTCAAGAAGAGGTTGAAAATGATTGAAGGTATTGATTATTCTTATATTTACCCTGCAAATGATGATACAACGGTACATATAAAATTAATGTCTGGAGAATATGTTGATACTATTTTTAAATATGGAAAAGTAGATTTTGAAGAAAAAAATGAACAAGCCTATTTACATTTTGGGTTTGATGTGATACAATCTACTATCATGAAACCGCGCAAATTAGAGAAGAATAAAGACTTCAGAAATTACATAGGCGGATTGTTGATCGAAATCATTAGTGCAAATTTAGACCAGGAAATTATTGATGAAAGTGGAACAACTGATATTGAAGAATCTGATTCACAACGAGGACTACTTTCGTAAGGTTCTTCCTTTCTTAAAGAAAGAATATTTCAGTGATAGTGTAGAAAGGTTAATTTTCGAAGAGGTTGTAACTTTCTCAGAGGGTTACAACCAACAACCCAGCATTCCTGCTCTGCAAATTGCAATCGACGAAAAGAAAGGGTTAAATAGTGAAGAAGTATATAATGCATTAGATTATATCAAAGAGCATTTAAAGACTAATGATGAAAACAACTCTGAGTGGGTTCTTGATAAAACAGAGTTGTTCTGTCAAGAAAAAGCAATCTATAATGCAGTATTAGAATCCATTCATATTCTTGATGGAAAAAGTAAATCACTAGAGAAAGGTGTTATTCCGAAATTGTTATCGGATGCCCTTTCCGTTTCTTTTAATGACTCGGTGGGACATGACTATTTCGAAAACTCCAATGAACGATACGAATTCTATCACAGACAAGAAGAACGTATACCTTTCGACCTCGATTATTTCAACAAAATTACGAAAGGTGGTTTACCTTCTAAAACTCTCAATATTGCATTGGCTGGAACTGGTGTTGGTAAGTCTCTTTTCATGTGTCATGTTGCTGCTGCTTGCATGGTACAAGGTAAAAATGTTCTTTATATCACGTTGGAAATGGCTGAAGAACGAATTGCTGAACGTATTGATGCAAATCTATTGAATGTCCGTGTAGATGCACTGGATAAACTAACTCAAGAAGAATACAATAAGAAAGTTTCTAGAGTTAGAAACAAAACGAATGGTAAACTTATCATTAAAGAATATCCAACTGCATCTGCATCGTCTACGCATTTTAGAGCATTGTTGAATGAACTTAATCTTAAACGTAATTTCAGACCTGATATCATCTTTATTGATTATCTCAATATCTGTACTTCTTCTCGTATTAAACATAGTGCAAATATTAATTCCTATACCTATGTCAAATCCATTGCTGAAGAACTTCGTGGTCTTGCGGTCGAATTTGATGTTCCTGTTGTCAGTGCTACACAGACTACAAGAAGTGGGTTCTCTAGTTCTGACCCTGGATTGGAAGATACTTCTGAATCATTTGGACTCCCAGCAACGGCAGATTTAATGTTTGCATTAGTATCTTCTGAAGAATTAGAAGAACTAGGTCAAATTATGGTTAAACAGTTGAAGAATAGATACTCTGACCCTAATGCATATAAAAGGTTTGTTGTTGGGGTTGATAGGTCGAAAATGAGGTTGTATGATATAGAACAATCTGGCCAAGAAGATTTAGTCGATATTGGTGTTGTTAACGATAGTAATCCAAAGAAAAAGTTTGAGGGTTTTACAGTATGAGTTTATCAATAAGTGATGCTATTTACATTACTAAGGTGTATGAAAATTATTTTGGTAACATCAATAGTATTGATCAATATATGAGGGAACAGAAACTTGCATCTTTAGATAAGATTGTTAGTTCTCTCTTTCCACCGGAAGATGATCTATTTTCTGATTTTACTATGCACCCAAAGGATATGGAATTCGATGTAGTTCAAATTCCCAATAAACAATGGAATACATTAGTAGATATCACTTCTTCTCATATCAATAATGATATGCCAGCTAGAAATTACAAGTTGGCGGTTATCGAAAAGAAAACACAAAAATATGTAGGTTTCATTCGTCTAGGTTCTCCTGTTATCAACTGTAAACCACGTAATGATATGTTAGGTCAAGTGTTCACTCAACAAAAAGAGTGGTCTAAACGTTTTAATGAAACTACATTGATGGGGTTTGTTATTGTTCCTGCACAACCATTTGGGTATAATTATCTGGGTGGTAAATTATTGGCAGCAATTTGTTGTTCACATAAAGTAAGAGAAATGTGTAACGAAAAATACAATATGAACATGTGTCTATTTGAAACTACGAGTCTTTATGGTAGTTCTAAAACAGTATCTCAATATGATGGCATGAAACCATACATTCGATTCAAAGGTTTAACACAAAGTGATTTTCTACCTTTGATGCATGGTAAACCATATAGTGATCTTGTTGAGTTTGTTGAGAATAGATGTGGCGAGATAGTTGATAAAAATGCTTCTAGTAAAAAAATGAAAATATCTCAGAAAATAATTTCATTAACCAAACAAACACTAAAGGGAACCGACGAACTTAAAAAATTCAATCAGATTATTGAAAGTGCAAAGTCTCTTACTGAACAGAAAAGATACTATATTTCTAACTATGGTTTCTCTAATTATATCGACTATGTAAACTGCAAAACTGATACTTTGATTAAAGACCCACAAAATTATGATAAGTTTGAGTTAGATAATATTATTGAATGGTGGAGAAAGAAGGCAGTTAATCGTTATGAAACATTGAAGAATGATGGTAAAATAAGAACTGAAATTGAGGTCTGGACTTCTGGTAAAGACATTGATATCATTAGATAAATAGTTTTATTTGAGATATTAAATGGCTACTGACGCTAAAGAAACAGAGAAGCAAGAAAACGGTTCTAGAGTTTATTTCGAAGCCTATATCGAAAAAAACGAAAGGGATTTTGCTAAACTTTCTGTGTTAGTACAAAAAGTATACCCGAATGTCAGTAATGAGTGGATGGAGTCATTTCGAAAACAAGCAGAGGCACTGAAAGGATATATAGGTAATACTAATACTTCAAAAGGTTATGTTTATTCGCGTGATAGTGGGTTTATGCCTTATATTGAAGATATTGCGAAAAAGAAATGTGGGGTATCTGTTAAGGATAGATGGAACCCCGCTGATATATACATGATAAAGAAAAACAAAGAAAAGGAAGTTATGAAAGTATTATCTGAGATAACAATTTCAGATGATAAAGATGCAAATTTAATGGCTCTTAATTCATACATGAAAGAATTGGTCATGTCTAAAGATATGATACCAGTTTCGTTGAAAGCGATAGCTACAAAAACTAAATCTGCAAAAGCTGAACCTGCTAACCTTGGTGGTACTTCACATAAATTTGATATGAAATTAAAGAAAGGTTCATTGAAATGCATTTTATCTATCGGTCATAAAAATGCATATGAATTTGATACAGGTGAAGTTGCTTTTGACTTTTATGTGGATGGGGAAGAAATTCACGGCCAAGCGCGAAATTTTCAATACAGTAAAGCAAGAAACTTGGTGCAGACGGATTTAACACCAAAGGGTCGGTCTGGTGGAGCCAAGTTAGGTAAAGTATCTTCGGTTGCATTAGATTCATTTCTTACAAAACATGGTTTGGATAGACCATCATCTGCCGCTAAAGACCCGAATATAGATTTACCTGGTCAATGGACAGAAACAAATATAAAGTATTGGATTAAATTTATTAAAGAATTACAGAAAGAAAGAGTTGGTGGTTCAGAAATAGATTTGGGTGACATGGAAGTAAAGATTGACAATATAAGAGAAACAGGTCCAGAAGCAATAATAAAAAATGCAATTTTATTCGAAGATAAAACTAGAAGTTCTGCTGGTAAATTTTCATCAAAATTAATTGGACTTCGTTGGGCTAAAGTTTGGGTGGAAATAGATAGAAAGGGGTTAATGGATGAGTGGTTACTGACCCTTTACCTTGGTGCTAAAAAGGAATTTGGAAACAAAAACGGACCATTTATAAAAATATATTAATTATTCTGAGGTTATTATGACTGCAACTGTGATTATCCCTACTACGGGATCGCGTGAATTGGAATTATCGATAAATAGTGTTCTAAATCAATCATATTATACACAACTATATCTCGTAGTTGATGGTGAAGAATATGTTGATAAAGTTAATAGTATTCTTAATAGAAGTAAATTATTAGATCATGATATAAAATTATGCGTCCTTCCTCAAAATGTAGGTGCAAATGGATTCTATGGACATAGAATCTATGCTGCATTTACTCATCTAATCAATACTGATTATGTTCTGTATCTAGATCAAGATTGTTGGTTTGAACCTAATCATGTGGAAAGTCTAGTTAATACCATTGAACAAAATAATATTGATTGGTCTTATTCATTAAGAAAGATTGTTGATTCTGAAGGTAACTACATATGCAATGATGATTGTGAATCGATTGGGTTATGGGCTCCATATGCACAATATAATCATATCGACACTAATTGTTATTGTATAAAAACTTCAATAGCAACTAAAGTTGCATCTGTATGGCATGGTGGTTGGGGTCAAGATAGAGTATTTTTCAATACATTGTTCCAACATTTTAGAAATGTAAGGTGTACTGGTGAATACACTGTGAATTATAGATTAGGTGGTAATGAAGGTTCTGTTAAATCGGAATTTTTCTTGCTTGGTAATAAAGTGGTTGAGCAAAGATATAATGGGGTTTACCCATGGCGAAAGATTTAATTATATTGGAGTTTTTATGAATGTTAGTATTTTTTCTCTGTATTGGGATAATGGTAAATCTCTTTATGAATTGAATAAAAAGGTAACTGATCATTTTGAATTGAATGTCAATTATCACAATTTAAATAATATTAGACATGGGCATTGGATGGATAATATTATGCATAATTGTAATTCTGAGGTAATCGGTTTCTTTGATGTGGATTGTATCCCTACGAATAGAGATATTGTTGAAAAGAGTATTTCTTATGTTGTAGAAAATAATTCTTTTATTGGTATTGCACAAGCTAGTAACCACATTCCTCCCTGTTCTCATATTTTTGCTGCTCCTGCATTCTTCTTTATAACAAAAGATTGTTATATGAATAGGTTAAACAAACCATCATTCTTAGAGAATGAGAGGTCTGATGTGGCAGAAGAAGTCAGTTATGTCGCTGAAGAAAAGAATGTAAAGTATAGATGTTTTTATCCTACTCACTTTGAAAGACCTTCTACTGAAGGAGTTTGGGATTTGAGTAACTATGGTAAGTTTGCTATAGGAACACATTTTAATGGTGGGATATATCATCTATATCAAGGTAGATTTGCAAATAATGTCGCGTTGTTCAATGAGAGATGTAATCAAATCATTAGTGGTAACTTCTCTACTCAAAATATGATTAGTAGTATAGAACTATGAAAATTGCTTTCTATTTAAATAACCTTTCTTTTAGAGGAACTACAGTTGCCACTTTGGATTATGCATATTATAATGAAAAGATTCTTGGTAATGAATCTATTATAATCTATCCAAATAAATTAATAAACGAAAATATCGATATTAACTTCTCAAAAAGATACGAAATTGCTGAAAAATGTAAATCTAATTTTCTTACCATTGCGTATGAAACTAATGAAGAAATCATATCCAAACTAGATGAATTGAATTGTCATCATGTCTACATGTTGAAAGCTGGATTTAGAGATGATGTTTGGTTTGAAGGAAAAACCAATTTAGTTCATGCCGTATTTGGTTGTTATGATCCACATGGAACTTATGCATATGTGTCTAAGTGGTTATCCGAATCTGTTTCTAATAATACGATTCCATATGTTCCTCATATCGTCAAACTACCTAAAGAACAGACAGA